CGATTTGAGAAACGATCCATGCGTGGTACAATCTTCAATACGTCAGTGACATAGTCAAGAATTTTGACAGATTTTGTCTCATTCTTCACTGTAAACGTACCACGTTTGATCATAGAATTGATACCACCACCATTAGCACTTTTACCGCTAAGAATAGCAGCGATCGTTTGCACTTCAAAATCATATTGATTAAAGTAGTGCGTCAACTTTTTGTAATCAGGACGAATAAATGACCACACTTGAACGTAGTCTTTTAACTGCCATGATTTAGAAGTGGAATTGAGCAGTGCTGTATACTCAACCAGTTCTTCTGAACTTGTAATTTCAATCTTTACGTAAGGAATATCAGAATTCTCACGCATCAGAGCAAAATACAAATGCTGTCCATCGATAATGTAAGTGCCATTTAATCCGTTAAAATACAGATCAGCAACTACAATAGGACGAACAATACCCATCTTACCTACAGATTCAGCAAGTTTTGTTACTTGGGCTGGAATAATCGCACGATTAATACCCTCCATAAACTTGAAACCTGTTTTAGATCCTTTCTCAAGAATTTTCACATCAAAAAGACTTGACAATGTTTTCTTGAACGTTTTACGAGTTTTTTTCTGAGATTGCTCAGCGGTGATACGCATAACACCGTTTTCAATTACCAACGCTTTTCTGCTTGTTGTTTTTTTAGCAGATTTTTTGATGTTCTTTTTCATTTAACAATGAAATTTAAGGGGTGAATGAATATGTGAATTCGTGATCCTGATTGGGGTCGAACCAATAACCTACAGCTTAGAAGGCTGTTGCTCTATCCAATTGAGCTACAAGATCTGCAAAGGATTGGTAGGAAACAATATGCAGAAAAAAAAGCAAAAACTACATACATTTCCCACCAATCACTAAGTTTTGTATCACTCGTTATCATCAATAAAGATGCTATCAAGGACACCGATACGATCATACGGAACTTCTGCTACGAGTCTTCCGCAATTTTCAACAAGAAGATACTTTTCTTCCAATGTCACTTGGTATTCAGAACAATCCCAACCTGAACGTGGACAACATTCATGTTCTATCATAGCAAGAAATAACCAAAGACACACGATAGAAAGTGCTGCGATGATGATGTTTTTCATATGCTTTTTATTTTAAAAACATCATTGAATCATCTTTTGCATCTGACATGGCGCTGTATGCACCACTGATTACAATCATGTATATAACATACAGAATTGCAAACGGATAGTTTTGAGTTAATCCGTAGAAACTAAAACCAAAAACTAGAGAGAAAATAAATCCGAAGAATGGTACTACCATGTACCAGCAGAGAAGGTTGAATAGATGGATGAGCATTGTCATACCAATTTTATTTTAAGGGTGATTGAATACAAAGAAAAGGGGGCAGCGTAGAAACGCACCCCCGTTGATTGCTTGCCATATGAGAAAAAATAGTTATTGTCTTACACGTGTAATTATCTTTCCTTTACCACGACATCCATATCCATTAGTTACACATGAAGAAAGCAAGCATAGTGCCAAACAAACGATCAAAAGATTTCTCATGATTGAGAATTTATGTTGAGGAAATTGTTTACAATGTGGCGGAAATGCTTTGACATTCCGCACATGCTTGGTTCAAGTGAAGTCTGCACCAAGGAACACCTAGACAAAGGTTATTGTCCCCGTTTCTACACATCATGCGCACTGATAGCATACGAAACTATTTACGATGGGGACAATAAATTGCACTGAGAGCGGGATTCGAACCCTGCTGACGCGTCGCGTCTGTTCCATTCATCTCAGTGTGTGTAATAAAAAATGTTTTAACAGGTGGGACTACTGATTACCCACAATACAAGGACAGACCCCTTTTCACCCACTGTCCACACAAATGATCAGTTTATGTGTTAATAACAGGCTGGATTGTTTACCAGCAACGCCCGCAGAGATCATTCCTTTCGTGACTTCAGCGTATCCAGAGCGTTCACTACGTTGATCAGCATCGTATGCATACGTAGAACGATGGTGGTTTTATCTCATCTGTCTGTTAAACCCTAAATAGATCTTTTCAGACCTATCTTTGGTGTCTTAGTTCCTCTCAAGAACTTATTCGACCACTGTTAAAACAAAATCTTTAGAATCGACTGGGACGCTTGTATTTAATGCCAAATGCTTTGCAGTAGTTATACTTACAAGCTTCAGCGTACATGCGTCTTGATTCATTAAACATCTTAAAATTAAATTTCCAGAGTCCGCGTGCTCCGTCTATTATAAGAATAGGGATGATGAGCAGGGACATGACAAGGATTTGAAGAAGATACTTCATTTGCTTTTTTATTTAAGGATTAATAGTTTAAAAAGTTTACCCCTCTGCACTCAGTTGTAATGCTTTCAATTAAGTAGTCATGGACAGAGTCCATAGTCACTGTATCCTCAAAGCCTAACCTACTCGTAGGTTCTTACAACTGCTCACCCCTTGGGAGACTGATACTCTAGGGTTCACCCCTATATTGCACACAGTATCTTTATACATACTGTGGTGTATCAGTGTGGTTTCACATCTTAGCTGTGGGCGTTACCACAGTTCATTCCTCCAACCAGTTTTAAGGTTGCAGAGAGTAACATCACTAAGAAGTCTTCATATCCACGGTGAGATGGTGCATTAGTAAAAGATCTTAACGGAATCTTATGAGGGAGACTAGCTCCAACACCGTGGTGCTCTTAACACCCTTTATACGCCTACGTTTTAAATTAAATAGGCTGCGTTCTCTCCCAGGGTGACGATCCCTGACTACGCTCGTGATTAGAAGAGAGAGAATAGACACATAGTTTACAATGCGTCTATAATAGAAGCAAGCTCTATAGCTTCTTCATATGTCTTTGCCCATATCTTATAACCATCAATTATCCAGAGATGCTTATCTCCTTCTTGTGCTATAGATGTGGGACTAGTATATCCCTTAGGATAGACATCTGTTATATGATCCATACTTACTGATTTACATAGCCATCTACTATCGACACCCCTACTTACACCTAATAGTGTGTATTACCAAGTAGTATAAAATACCCACCTGTTTTCCAGTCACTCACTAACTCATTGATACACAGGGAATTATACACTTTACCAGTCACAAATCTACCAATTTACCAATTGACACGCGGACACGTGAGGAGATCGTCTACCTGTCCGTACATTGTCCGTATAAACTCGCAGATTGGTGAATTGGTAAAGAAAATATCCCGCTACCCCGAGATGAGGTAGCGAGATATTAGTGTGTGGATTACTCGAATCCGAGTTCTACGTCAGCAGGTTGTTCTGCTTCTGCTTGTTCTAACTGATTTTCAGTTGGAACTGCAATAGATGCGTCAGCAGTAGCTGTACGAGATGCGAGTCGTGCGAAGAGTGCTTGTTTCTTCGCAATGAAGAGTTCGCGTTCCTTCTCCATTTTGAGTTTCGCATTGGTAGCAGAAGTGATTTCTCTGCTTTCGTGCTTGTAAACTTCGGAGAATTCGAGAGAATGATTGATGCTGTTGAAGAGCACCAAGCGACCTTTACCATCGAGACTCATTTGTACGCGTTCGTCGCCACTCTTGATGCTACCATCGCGAGTGTCTACGTAGTCCTTGGTTGTCAGAGTGCAACCGACTAAACGTGTGAGTTCACTCGCAGAAGTGTCTACGCCTTTTCTACGTAGAGAGTTGTGCGTGATACCGATTTCGATGTTCTGACCTTCGCAACTTGCACTAAACATTGCATAAGGGGTGGCGTTTGCACCGAAGAGCTGTTCTGGATTAGTCAGCTCGAGAATGAGAATTTTCTTCATTTGAAGGAAAATTTAAAGATTAAAAAATAAAAATACCAATTAACAAACGTATATATTCTGTCTTCACGCTATGGTAAACAATTAAGATGCAAAATATTAAAGGTGTTCCACGTAGTGGGATGAAATTATTTGGGTGTAAAAGAAGGGGATGTAATTCCCCTTCTGAAGCGGTTAATACGAATATTTCCGCTCAATGCGCTTAATAGCGACTTTTTTCAAAAACTCATTCAGCACGCGAACGTAATTACCCCACTTTTCAGCATCTGCTGTAATAAAGCGGAATAATAGCATAACGTCGCTACTGTTAGAGTTCTTTACTGCAGATCTCTGAACAAGCATTCCTGGTAATTCAGGATAGTAGTCATCGTTAGTACATCTTGCACGCAACTTAATGCTGTACAAATTGAATGTCTTGTCGATACAAATGCGCTTGTACCCAAATGGAAGCTGAATGTCTCGAGGATCCATAAAACTGTTTTAGATTAAGGAATAAATAACCAATTCATAGAAGTATAAGAATCAACCTCTTACAATTATAAAGGTGTTGTGCGTAGCACGATGAAATATAAACTACGAAAAAGAACCCCTACGACTTTCGTTTTCGGGGTTCCTAACCTAACTCATCTCATACACTTCCATATGCTGGATACCACGTGCAGACCATTCATTTCTGAACTCTAACTGCTCGCGTAGTGTTTCTATCGCTTTCACTTCGTCTACAGCATCCACTTCATAAGTGTCTGTGTCTACATCGATGTTACCTGTTTTAAAGTTAACATCTACCAGTTCAGCGATAATAAAGAATGTGATCATACAAAAGAAAATTTAGGAGGTTAAGAAATAATATCAACCTCCTAAACGTTCATTTCTGAGTTAAGGTTGTCCTTTAGCGGATTGTTTTTTCATCAAGACTATTAACAGCATGAGTCTTGTCTAACCATTTAAGGAGTGATATCAACTCTCCTAAGATTAGAATTAAAATAAATAAATGGGATTAACTATCCCAACCTTATAATAGTACTACGCCCTATATAATAGAAAGAACATTCTGTACCAGTAGGAAATAAAATATCAATCATTCTCTACAACTACTTCTAAATCAATGTCTTGCACAGCATGCTTGTTGCAGATTGAGTGTAGCACAGCATCCATCTGTAGAAATACCACATTTCCCTACAAAAATGTCTACCCACTCTTTTTTTCTGCAGAAAAATCATCACCTCTCCTCAACTACTGGGGGTACCGCGCTTCAGTTTTGAGCTAGGGGTTGCTTGATATAGTAGTCATCACACCCTACTCTATAAACAATTTTCATCACCGTTGTTAAAGTTGTCAAGGTTGTTAAGTCTGTGGGGGGGGTTAATTTAGGGTTGACAACATGGGGGAGGTCTCACTTACACAATAGATTTTTTTCATTCAGTTTGAAAATTTCCTAGTTTTGTTGTATATTGATTATGTATCCGCTTAACCAGCGATCCTGTTCGATGGACCAAAGGTGGTTAGATAGAACGGTAGAAGTCGGGTTGTGGGAGTAGCGCGTAGACGTGAAACTGGTTTTCTCCGATAGGTACACAAATGGTAGATTTTTGACATTCTAGGGGTGGAACATTACACTGCGGGTTAAGTGTCCTGAATTAACAGGAATGCGAAGTTTCATGTGGGGGTAGGAGAGCCCATCTCTCTGACGTACAGCCTAGAATAGTCGGTCTATTAAATTACAGTGAAAAGGAAACATGCATTTCCCCACGGGGATTCTATTGTTCAGATATTGTGTATAACATATATTGGTTTGCTAATCATCCTTAATTAAATTTGGTAAGTTTAAATATTTAAGGTATATTAGTAGTGTAAACCAATCTATATGATGCACAATTGTAATGTCCATTGTCATGCCCACACCTCTCAAGACACTGAACTATTAGGTATTGAGGATCCAGGTAAGTGGTTGCCTTTTTGTTTTCTATTAGATGTTGTTGTTGCTATTAAGCAGAGTACGGACGACGAAGAAGAAGGAACGTACAATTGCACCACCGTCTTTACAGACCATGGTGATAGTTACATTATAGACACTCCCTTTTATACTTTCCAAGAAATCTGGACATCATATCTGACTCCCTCCCAAGAAGAGGATGAGAAGGATATTCATTTATAATTTAAAAACCAACAAACATGTCAGAAGAACAAAAACAGGTGACAATTCAAGAGTTGATTAAACACCTTCAAGAACAAGTGGGTCTTGCTGAAGTGAGAGCAAAACTCCAATCTCTTAACGCTGAAATTGCCAAGGGAAGAGCTGAGGAATTACAAGCATTAGCTTTTATTGCTCAAATTACTAATCCCATGCCACAAGAACAGCAAGAAGAAGAGGAAGAATTTCCTGTAGAAAAACCCGCTTCTAAGAGAAAATTAAAAACCGACTAATTATTATGGCTATTGTTAATCAGGTGGAGAAACGCGCTAAAATGTCTATCGACCAGGTGATACAATATCAGCTATTGACACATTGCTTTATTTCAAATATTACGCTCAGTGTTGCGGACCTTAAATGTTTAACGCTTTTAGCACTAGACAAAGAGCAAGAATTAAATGCTTTTTGTAATAAGGTGCATCAGTATAAAATATTTAAGAGTCCGCAATCTGTGCGAAATGCTATTATTAAAGCAGAAAAAAATGGACTGATTGTCAAAGAAGGAAAGAGTAAAAAACGTATTTGGATCAATCCTTCTTTGAAAGTGCAAACCGATGGAAATATTCTTTTAGATTATAAATTTTTAGCCGTTGCATCCGAGTAAGGTGAGAGATCTTCTTCCATCCTATGCGATGGAAATTGATTATTCTGTTGAAGAGGTGGAAGCTGTAACTAAGTTTTTTTATAAAACATTACGTGCTAAACTCTCTCAACTAGAAAGACCAACCATTCATGTTCATAATCTAGGTAATTTCTATATAAAAGAAAAAGCTTTAGATAGGAATATGGACTGGTGTGTACGCTATTTAGAAAAACTCAATCCTACTGATATTGGTGAATATGGAATGAGAAGAAGCGTAAAAAACAATTATGAGTTGATGAAAAATGTAAAAGATCAACTTAATGAAGAAAGAGAACGTAGAAAAGAAATAATAAAAAAGCGTTATGGCAATACGGAAAAACGTAATACAACTTTGGAAAAATAAGGGTCAGATTCTTGAAGGAATCACCAATTCTATTTTTAAAAAAGAAGACGTAGAAGAAATTGCATCTCAACGTATGACTATTTGTAGAAAGTGCTATCTCTATGATATGCATGGAACAGGTTGTATGGTGCCAGGAACACATCCATGTTGTAATCAAAAAGCAGGTGGTTGTGGATGTTCTCTTTCTTTAAAAACAAGAAGTCTTTCTTCAGACTGTCCATTAAATAAATGGAAAGCAATTCTATCTGAAGAAGAAGAGAACAAGTTAAATGAAAAATTAGGATTATGAGTTTAATATTCAAACCAGAAAATCATCAATATGTATCTATAGATGATGCTGCTATAAATTGGACTAGTGTAACTAGTTTTATATCCAATTTTAAACAACCATTTGATGCAGATACAATTGCTGTAAAATCTTCTAAAAATAAGAAGTCAAAATGGTATGGACTTTCTCCAGAAGAAATTAAAGAAGCATGGAAATCTGAAGCAAATAGAGCAACAACTTTAGGTACATGGTATCATAATCAAAGAGAAGTTGATTTGTGTGGACTTGAGACAATAGAACGAGAAGGTGTAACAGTTCCTATTATTAAACCCATTGAGGAAGAAGGAATAAAACATGCACCCGATCAAAAATTAAAAGATGGTGTCTATCCAGAACATCTTGTTTATTTAAAATCTGTAGGGCTTTGTGGTCAGTCTGATTTAGTTGAAGTGGTAAATGGTAAGGTGAATATTACAGACTACAAAACAAACAAAGAAATTAAAACTGGAAGTTATGTAAACTGGGAAGGAATATCACAAAAAATGAATCCTCCTGTAGCACATTTAGATGATTGTAATTTAAATCATTACATTTTACAACTTAGTTTGTACATGTTTATGATATTAAAACACAATCCTAAACTAAAACCTGGAAATCTAACAATTCATCATATTATATTTGAAGAAGCAGGTAGAGATAAGTTTGATAATCCTATTACAGCAAAAGATAGTCATGGTAATCCTATTGTAAAGGATATAGTGATATATGATCTTCCATATTTAAAAGCTGAGATTTTAGAAATTATTAATTGGAAAAAAGAACAAGATAATGCAACTTCCAACACTACTAGAACTTCTGCATAAATATGCTGATGGTGATATTGATGAAACTATTAAAATGTTTAAATACATTGATAGTAATAATCAAGTGAAACAGATTCACATAGACGAACTTAAAAAAGAAATGATATTTAATCACATCTATCCTGCATCTGCAAGAGCAACAGGATTTAGAGGAGTAAAAACTAGACAAGACAATGGTTTTAAATCATAGTGTAGATAATATAAAGTGTTTGATTCGACTTTCTCATTTTACAAAAAATGAAGAAGATTATAATTCATTTCATAATGCTTATATTTTTGGTATTCAATCTGTATGTGGTAAAATACTAACGTTCCATGTTATGACAGATTATGGAATGCTTAGAAGTAGAGTGCCTATTGATCAAGTGTTTTTAAAAGAACCGACATCAGATATTCCTGCACATTTTAAACAATTATGGGATTGTTTTTCTGAAAACGTTAGCGTAATATCCTACGACTATCTTTACGAAAAAAGATGTCAAGTGATTCTTAGAGATGGAACAAAGGTTTGGGCAACATATTTATTCACTGTAGATTGGTATAGAAATAGTTATTCCGATGAACCCACAGATTACAAATGTGGTCATATTTTGGTGGCTGATGATGGATATTTATTGTGCCAACCAAACAACCGTATCTATTGGAGAGACTCAAACTGGGTCACAAAACCATTTCCTATAAATCCAAAAGAAATAAAGGTGGATGATAATCTTTTATCTGTAGAAACAATATCTGACAGATGGGTGAGTGAAGATGGAGATTCATACTATTACGATTTAAAAGAACAAGAATGATAAGACTTTTTGATATAGCAAATGGAAAGGTAATAGCATCAGAACATTGTTATACAATGAAGTTTTTAAAAGATATAATGGAAGAATATCCAGATGATCATTTAAAAATTTATACGTATCTGTTTTATATGACTTGTCCAAATCCTGATTTAAATCCGTTTTTTCATTTTCCAGATGAAGAAAAAGAAGAGGTGATATTACAAGAAATTGATGCGGAGTTTAGTACAGATGATGATATGATAGTAAGAGCAATTAAGCTTTGCGAAAAAATGTACCAAACAGAAACATCAAGAGCGTATTACGGAATTAAGAAAGCATTAGATAATATTGCTCGATATATGTCTAGTACACAAATCACTGATGGTAGAGATGGTAATATTGCTCAAATTGGACGTATTGCAAAAGACTTTGATGCAATAAGACAATCTTACAAAGGTGTATATAAAGATCTGATGGAAGAACAACAATCCTCTGTACGAGGGGGACAAAACTTAGCTTATGACCAATAACACAACAGAAAATGAATATTTGCAACATTGGGTATTTGTATTCAATCCTTTTGACCAGATGTGGAATGCTGTTCCAAGAGACATTTATACACAATACTGGAATCATTATAAGCACCCTCGCGTTATAAGAAGTAGCAAATATGCTACACTTATTGATATTTTGCATAAAACAAAAGGGGATGAACAAGAAATAAAAAAGATTGGTAGAAAGTGAATTTAGCATCTTACATAGAAATTCCTACATGGGATGGTGGTGAATGGATAACCTCTGAATTTGCAACACGCGAAGATTGGAAAAACTTTGTTAGAAGTGTATTTAAAGATGAAGGTCCTAACGAAGGGTATCAATTTGATGAAACATCTTTTTTATTTAATGAACAAGGAAGAAAGTTTCAAAAAGACGGATATTATTGTAATGCTCCTGTAAAAACTAAAGACTATATTACATATTGGAATGATCAAAAAGATAAGTGTAGAAAGGGTGTGATATTTAAAAATAAAGACCGCGTTTGGTATTTATCTAGAGATTATTATATGTGGTTAAACTTTCTTCCTATTTACGACAAGGAAGAATCTAGATTTGATTTTGCAAAGGTGAGGGATGCTCAATATCACATGGCGTTATATGAATGTTTAGCAGAATTAGAATATAAGCACTGTCCTATTTTAAAAAAACGTCAGATTGCTTCTTCATATTTTCATGCTGCTAAACTAATTAATACGTATTGGTTTGAAGAAGGATCTGTTTTGAAAATGGGAGCTTCTTTAAAAGACTATATTAATGAGAAGGGTACGTGGAGAATGCTTAATGAATATAAAAACTTTCTAAACGAACATACTGCGTGGTATCGTCCTAACGATCCAGATAAAGTGATGACATGGCAGCAGAGAATTAAGGTGAGAATAAATGGACGAGATACATACAGAGGAAATAAATCTCTTCTTACAGGTACATCATTTGAAAAAGATGCTACAGCTGGTGTGGGTGGTCCTTGTACTTATTTCTTTCATGAAGAGGCTGGTATTGCTCCTAAAATGGACTTAACATACGAATATATGCGTCCTGCATTGCAATCTGGTATGATTACAACAGGTACATTTATTGCTGCTGGATCTGTGGGTGATCTTGATCAATGCGAACCATTAAAAGATTTTATTCTTAAACCTGATTCTTATGATATGTTGGCTGTTACAACAAATCTATTAGATTCAAAAGGTACAATAGGAACAAGTGGTTTGTTTATTCCAGAACAGTGGAGTATGCCTCCGTTTATTGATCAGTATGGAAACTCAAGAGTAGAAGAAGCTTTAGAAGCAATTAAGAAAGAAAGAGAACGTTGGAAAAGAGAATTAAGTCCAGAACAGTATCAACTACGTATTTCTCAGAAACCAACTAATATTGAAGAAGCATTTGCTTTTAGAAAGGTGAGTGTGTTTCCACAACATTTAGTTAGCAAACAAGCACAACGTATTGATGATAAGGAATATCCGTATGAACTTTTAGATTTGGTTAGAGATGCAGAAGGAAGAATTAAAGCTGAAGAGTCTAGAAAACTACCAATAAACGAATTTCCTATTTCTAAAAAAGCTGAAGATAAAGAAGGAGTTATAGTTGTTTGGGAAAGACCTGGTAAAGACATATCTTTTGGTACATATTACGCATCAGTTGACCCTGTTTCAGAGGGTAAGAGTACAACATCAGATTCTCTTTGTTCAATATTTATTTACAAAAATCCAGTGGAAGTCACTCAAGACGATGGAAATGGTAGAGTGAAAAGTTTTATTGAACATGATAAAATTGTAGCTAGCTGGTGTGGTAGATTTGATGATATTAATAAAACACATGAACGTCTAGAACTTCTTATAGAATGGTATAATGCATGGACTATTGTCGAAAACAATATATCCTTGTTTATACAGTATATGATTTCTAAAAAGAAACAAAAGTATTTAGTACCAAAAGATCAGATATTGTTTCTAAAAGACTTGGGATCAAACTCAAACGTTTACCAAACATATGGTTGGAAAAACACAGGGACATTATTTAAACAACACCTTCTATCATATGGAATACAATACCTTTCTGAAGAAATCGATCAAGAAATTGCAGAAAATGGTGACATCTATAAGACTACTTATGGCGTGGAAAGGATACCAGATCCTATGTTACTTAAGGAAATGCAAGCATACCATGAAGGTTTAAACGTAGACCGTTTAGTGGCATTTTGTGCACTTATAGCATTTGCCAAAGTGCAGCAGTCAAATAGAGGTTATCATAAGCGAACTGAGACAAACAAAAACTTGGAAATCTCAGGAAAAAGTTATAAATTAAAATTGAACCCTTTTAAACATATTGGAAGTGGTTCTGCTTCTTCATTAGGTGCGTCTAAACCTCGTAGACCCTTTAAAAATTTTAGATGATTTATACAAGTTCATACACTTATACGGAGTTTTTACATGTAGAAACTTCTACGAGCGAAGTGGTTTACACCTATACAACTATATCATAACATGCAGATACTCAACGCATTAGATTTAAAATCAGGTAAAAAAGCTGAATATAACAAGCTGGGTACCCTCACCCAACCTGTTCAGTTTTTACCTAACCACGCTAAGAATGAAGAGTGGAGAGCAATGAATATGGATTGGTTAGAGTGGCAGGGTATTAAACAAATCCGTCGTAATTCAAGAAAGCTACTTAAAAATTATAAATTAGCAAAGGGTATTATTGATCGTACAGATTACATTATTGAGGAAGATAATGAGTATAGAGATGTAGTGGATATGCTAACAAAAGAAGATCAGTCAGCTTTAGAATTGAAGTTTTATCCAATTATTCCAAACGTAATTAATCTAATGGTGGGGGAGTTTTCTAAAAGAAACTCCAAAATTATGTTTAGGGCTGTAGATGACATTTCTTATAATGAAATGTTAGAGCAGAAAAGAGCAATGATTGAAGAAACATTATTAGCTAATGCTGAAAGAAACATCTTAGCAAAGATGATTAATATGGGAGTAGATCCCAATTCAGAGGAAGCACAACAAGCAGTTTCTCCAGAAAGACTTAAGACGCTTCCTGAAATTGAAAGTTATTTTAAGAAAGATTATCGTTCGATGATTGAAGAATGGGCTTCTCATCAGACTAAAGTGGATGAGGAGCGTTTCAAGATCTTTGAACTTGAAAATATGGCATTCCGTGATATGTTAATTACGGATAGAGAGTTTTGGCATTTTAAAATGAATGAGGATGATTATGAAATAGAATTATGGAACCCTGTTCTTACGTTCTATCATAAATCTCCTGATGTTCGCTACATTTCTCAGGGTAACTGGGTTGGTAAGTTTGATATTATGACCGTAGCGGATGTTATTGATAAGTATGGTTATATGATGACTCAAGAACAATTAGAGTCTTTAGAAAATATCTATCCTATTCGATCTGCTGGACTTCCTCTACATGGATTACAAAACGATGGTTCATTTTATGACGCAACACGTCCTCATAGTTGGAACGTAGAGGGACCATCTTTAGCTATGCGTCAATATCTGTCTACGTATGAGAATATGCCATTTAATGGAGATATTGTACAATGGATATTATCAGAAGGAGAAGACTTCTTTGATTATGGTCCTACATATATGTTGCGCGTAGCTCAGATTTATTGGAAGACACAGCGTAAGGTGGGTCACCTCACAAAGATTACAGAAGATGGTGAGTTAATTCAAGATATTGTAGATGAGACATTCAAAATAATTGAAAAACCTGTTTACAATACAAAGATTAGTACACAAAAAACAAAAGAGAATTTAATTTTTGGTGAACATATTGATTGGATTTGGATTAATGAAACGTGGGGTGGTATTAAGGTGGGACCTAATCGTCCTACATTCTGGGGAATGAATGATCCTTCTGGATGGTCACCAATCTATTTGAATGTAAGCAAAATTCCTTTTCAATTTAAAGGAGATGCTACAATTTATGGATGTAAACTTCCTGTAGAAGGTTCTGTGTTTTCTGATCGCAATACACGATCAGTATCTATGGTGGATTTAATGAAACCATTCCAGATTGGATATAACATTGTAAATAATCAAATTGCGGATATACTTGTCGACGAGTTGGGAACAGTAATCCTTTTAGACCAGAATGCTTTACCTCGTCACTCTTTAGGAGAAGATTGGGGTAGAAATAATCTGGCAAAGGCTTACGTTGCAATGAAGAATTTTAATATGCTTCCGCTTGATACCTCTATTACTAATACTGAGAATGCTCTCAATTTCCAACACTATCAAGTGTTAAACTTAGAGCAAACACAACGTTTATTATCACGTATTCAGCTTGCTAACTATTTTAAAATGCAAGCTTTTGAAACAATTGGTGTAAGTGCACAAAGAATGGGTACACCAATTGCACAAGAAACTGCCACTGGAGTGCAGCAATCTGTTGCAGCATCATATGCACAAACTGAACAATATTTTACGCAGCACTCTGACTTTTTAATGCCTCGTGTGCATCAAATGCGTACAGATCTTGCGCAGTATTATCAGTCTAAAAAACCTTCATTACGTTTACAATATATTACAAGCGAAGATGAAAAGGTTAATTTCCAAATTAATGGAACCGATCTTCTTCTTAGAGATTTAAATGTTTTTGCTACAACTAAGAGTAACCATAGAATGGTTCTTGAGCAATTGAAACAATTAGCAATTAGTAACAATACGGCAGGTGCTTCTATTTTTGATCTTGGAAATATTCTTAAATCTGAGTCTATTTCTGAGGTGACACATATTCTTAAAGCTGCTGATGAAAAAGCACAAGCAGCACGTCAACAAGAAATGCAACAGCAACAACAAATGCAAGAACAACAAATTCAAGCTAAGTTGGAAGAAGAGCGTATGAAGATGGAATTTGAAGCAGCTGAAAACGATAAGGATAGACAAAATAAAATTATTGAAGCTCAAATTAAAGCTGCAGGTTACGGATCTATGGCAGATGTAAACAAAAACATGCAGTCTGATTATCAAGATGCTTTAGCTGATATCAGAAAACAAGACGAGTATAGAGAACGTATGGGACTTGAACGTGAAAAAGAAACTAATCGCATGATTAATTCTCAACAACAAGCTTCTTTAAAACAACAAGAAATAGCAGCTAAAGAACGAATTGCTCAAAAACAGGTTGAGGTTGCTCGCATCAATAAGAATAAATATGATGTTTCTTCAAAAAAGAAAACTAAAGACTAATGTATCCTACACAAATGGAAAGTATACTTTCTAAAATATATAATAGAGTTTGTTGTATTTCAAACCTAACAGGAGAACCGCAACCTATTACGTTTGCACCTTCTACATCTCAAGATTCATTTGGAAGACTGAGAGTGTCTGAACCTTTTACATTATTTGATTCTAGTCATAGATATTCTGATAATGGTTTATGGGCTACAGAAACAGCTACTGGTGGTACAGCTGTGTTTAATGCTAATCAAGGGCTTGTTGATTTGAATGTTACGGCAGCATTTAATTCTTCTGTTGCAAGAGAAACATTTAAAGTATTTTCTTACCAACCTGGTAAGTCTTTACTTGTTATGACAACCTTTGTAATGTCTCCTGCCAAAACAGGACTTGTACAACATGTTGGATATTATGGTGATGAGAATGGTTTCTATTTAGAGCAAAAAAATAGTGATGTAGCTTTTGTAAGAAGAAGTTCTGTTACAGGATCTGTTGTAGAAACTGTTGTTTTACAAGCTGATTGGAACTATGATAAGATGGATGGCACAGGTCCTTCAGGAGTTACACTTGATCTTACAAAAGCTCAAATCCTATGGATGGATATGGAGTGGTTAGGTGTAGGATCTGTGCGTATGGGGTTTGTCATTGATGATAACTTTCTTATCTGTCATTCCTTTAAACATGCTAATATAGCACCCACTACATACATCACAACTGCTTCATTACCATTACGTTATGAGATATTTAATACAGCCGACACATCTGGAGCTAGTACATTAAAACAGATTTGCTCCACTGTGCTTTCAGAAGGTGGGTATGAATTAAGAGGTGAAGCATATAGTGCAGCAACGGCTATTGGAACTCCTTATAATATGACAGTTGCCTCCACTTATTATCCAATAGTATCTATAAGATTAAAATCAGCCAATTTAGATGGAATAGTTATACCTACAGCAATGTCATGTCTTCCAATCACTACAGGAACTTATGAATGGAGATTGGTTGAAAAAGGTACAACGTCTGGAGGATCTTGGGTATCTGCAGGAACAGGCTCAGTGGTCGAATATAATATAACTGGTACATCGTTCACTGGAGGTAATATAGTGCACACAGGATTTTTTAATGCTTCTAATCAAGGAACAACAGTCTCTGGATTAGATAAATCAGGTTTATTTGACCACCAGCTACAAAGAGATTCTTTTACTAGCACTGTTTATGAGTTTACACTTGTTGTAGCTGCTAACACAGTAGGCGGTAGTGGTAGTAATATTTTAGGTCATATAGATTGGGATGAAATCAGTAGATAATAAAATAATATAAATAAAATGGCTAGAGGATTATTTGAAAGTATAGATTGGCTTATAGCTAAAGATAAAAAAATCTGCTGTTTAATTGATAATATCAATAATGAATTAGCTATTAAAATTACAAATGAACTAGGAACACCTTCCTTTCGTTCTGATACATTAGTCAATCTTCCTGCTGCTGGTGAAACAGGCAGAATGTTTATTTCCACAGACACATTTGCATTCTATAGAGATAATGGAACAGGTTGGGATTTAATTGGTGGTCCTGGTATTGGTACAGTGACTGGTTCAGGTACTACCAACTACCTGCCTAAATGGACAGGTTCTACTGCGTTAGGGAATTCGTTGATATATGATAATGGTACGAGTGTAGGTATTGGTACTGCTTCACCATCAGCATCTTCGATTCTTAACCTGTCTTCAACTACCAAGGGTCTGCTAATTCCTAAGATGACAGGTACTCAGGTTGAGGCTATTGCATCTCCTGATCAGGGACTTCTTGCATATTCTACAGACACTAGTGGTACAACTGTCAATCAGCAGGGACTGTGGCAATACAACGCAGGATCATGGCAGAACACAGCTCTTAAGGATGACGTGCGTAAGCTTATTTGGAAATATCAAAATACATTTGAGTATTTTTCTGATTTCGCTCAAGGTTCTGACGGATGGAATGCAAACAATAGTGGTGCTTCATCTTATGCAAATGATGCAAATTTTCAGATTAATTCTAACTCTTGGTTTAATGGAATAGCATGTTCTACAGGAACTACTGCTACAGGAAGAGGTGCTGGGTATCTTGGATTTGGTCAAACGGGGAATCTAGGTATAGTAAAAGGTAATGATAATAGCATTACAGACATGTACCTGATTAATTGTATTGTAACAAATTTAAGTACCGTAACAGATGAATATATTGCAAAGTTTGGATTAGGATATATCGGCAATAACGCATCAGAGAAATTTATTGGAATGCTATACAATAGATTATTGTATGGAGATTTTTGGGTTCTTCAATTAAACGATAGTGGAACTTTTTATACTGTTGTTACAAATGTTCCCGTTGTTGCAAATACTTTATATACATTTAGAGTACTAATAACAGATTGGTACAAGTCAATTGCTAGTCTCCCCGGTGGAAGTATTAGAGCATGGATTGATGGTACAGAAGTAACTGCAACAAGTGGAACATACCCAATACCTACAGCACCTGTGTATAATGGAAATACAACAGGTCTTGGTAGATTTCATCCTACTTATGGTATATGGAAAAGTGCGGGAACCAATGCTAGAATTGTATACATGGATGGATTTTATATATACAGAAACTTTTTAACAAATAGATTTACTTTATGAAACTAGCTCTTCAGGTAATTAACACAGTAATTACATACGATAGTACATTATTTACGGTAGTCCCATCTATTTCTTCAGGACTATATTCAGTTAGTCTCGTTCGCAATAGTGACGGATTTGTCATACTGTCCGCATCAGATGGTAACATCTCTTGGGGTCTTGACATGACATCCTTGACTAGTTCCACAAAGGGGACACTGACCGTGATTGATTTGCCATAAGAATTTGTAAATTTGCAAAATATGAAAACAATTCAACCAGTAAATGTTTGGGTAAATGGTCAGCAACAGACAGCTAATCAATTTAGCTTACGCATCATTGCAGATGATTTAGCAACCTCTGCTACATTTTATTATGAGCTTGTGAATCAGACAGTTCCTGCTGAAGGAGATCCTGTCAACACTGTTCTAGCTAATGGTAATTCTTCTCTTTCTGGAGCAGAATATGATGCTTGGGATGAAAGTGGTGATGTAAACAATGAAGCTTATGTATTAATGGCAGCTAAACTCAACCTTACACTTATTTAATAATCCCTTATAAACCAAACAATTATGAAAGATTCAACAGTAGTATTATCCCCTAGCTGGGAACAATCATTTCAATTTGCCTCTGAAAGAGGTGATCATTTAACCTGGGTAATTATAGGTTCAGTATTACTTTTAGCAACACTTGCTGTATTTATTGGAGCTGCTACAAATGCTAGTTGGTTTCCTAAGATTGGAGCTATGAGCAATGTTTTTGTATTTGTTCTTTTAGTAGGAGCATTAACATCTTTGTTGTGGCAACCTAGTCAAATTAGATGGAACAATGACAAGCCGTTTTCCAAAGAACATGTAAACCAAGTGGTAAAAGATTCTGGATCTGTAAAACCCATTTGGGATAGTCTTAGAAAAAACTGTTTGATTGTAGGAGGACCTTATAACTGCTATCAGAAATGATATTGACATCTGCTATACTTCTAATTCTGGCTGCTATGTTCAATGCTGTAATGGACAGCGTTGAATATGAGACAGCTTTTGAGAAGTCTGTCTTTCATAAGCTCAATCCCAAATGGTGGTGTAAATCAATCAGTTGGGAGTATGTTAAGTTCCTACCTTTCACTAAATACAGACCAGACGCATGGCATTTAGCCAAGAGCTCTATGGTGGTATGTATAGTGTTAGCAATTGTATTTAGCATAGACACTGTATATAAGCTTCCTCAATTTGTCCTTCTTGGACTTATTTGGAATATGTCATTCAACCTATTTTATAATCATATTTTTAAAAAGTAAATCATGGCAATTAAAAAATATAGAGCTCTTAGTCCTGATCCCTACATTAACAAAATTGTAGGTGATACTGAGTTTGCTAGACTTGCTCATCTTAATGACTTAGCTAATCAAGTGCAAAGTGAGATTGATGCTATTGTTCCTACTACATACACTCCAGGTTCTGTATTATTTACAGGTCCTGCTGGTGATATTTCTCAAGATCCTACACAGCTGTATTGGAATGATGTAAATAATAGACTTGGTATTGGATTAAACACTCCAACATCAGCTTTACATGTAATTGGTGGTGCAAACGTTGCTGCACCTCTTGGTACACTTCCTATAGATTATAATACAGGTGCATTAAAGCTCCCGCAATTAATAATTGAGTCTGTTGTTAGAAATGACATGAACACTCGACATTTAATCAGAGCAGGGGGTTGGCATACCTCTACTTGGTTTGGTGCTGAAACTATGCTAAATTGGATTAACTCAGGAGGTTCGTCTGCCACTCAAAATGATGCATTTGGAATTAAAGCTCTTTCAACATGTACAACATGTAATAATAATCAGGCATTTGGTGGTTGGGCATTGTTTGCTCTTACTACAGGTACTCAGAATTGTGCATTTGGATTAGATAGCTTATGGAAACTTATTGATGGTTCTGCTAATACTGCGTATGGTTATTTGTCTGGGGAGAGTTTAACCACAGGTAGTTTTAACACTTTTATTGGACAGCGAGCTGGTAGAGGTATCACCACAGGTAGCTATAATACAGTGTTAGGTGGTCAGGTTCAAAGCTTATCTACCACACTCGCTAATCACATCATCATTGCAGATGGTCAAAATAATAGAAGATTTGTAGCATTCAATGATGGTAACATATTCTTGGGGGGGTCTACAACGCTTCCAACAAATGCTGGTTATAAGTTGCAAGTAGCTGGAACAGGTTATTTTGAAGGATTGCCTGCAGCTTTTGACTATACAAAAAGTGTTCTTACTATCAAGAACATGAATACTGCTGGTCAAAACACTTACGGACTTGTCACCCTTGACACAAACGTTGCATCTAGTCCTGCTGACATTAGACTTGGTACTAATCCTACTTCTCTTCGTCTTTATGCAACAGATTTACCTGCTGCTGTAGCCACTGGTGCTGCAATTCAGATGTTTAGAAATACTGATCCTAATTTTCCTGGACAAGTGTACTTTGACTCTGGATCTAATAATTCATCTTCTCTTATTTTCAGAACAGCTCCTGCTTCTACAACACTGACAGAAAGAATGCGTGTTAAAGCTAATGGGTCTGTTAGATATACACCAATGACTCAACCTGCTACAGCAGAAGCTGGGGATGTTTATTATGACAGTGGAACAAACAAACTCCGTTGTTATAATGGTACTATTTGGAATGATTTATTCTAATTTTTTAATTTTTAAATAAACAACAATTATGAAAACAATTCAACCCGTAACACTTTGGGTAAACGGACAACAGCAAACTGCAAATCAATTTAATTTGCGCATTGTTAATGATGATCTTGCATCATCAGCTACGTTCTATTTTGAACTTATCAATCAAGTGACCACTCCTGGTGAAAACCCTGATTCTGAGCCTCAGATCACTAACACAGTTCTTGCTAATGGTAACTCTTCACTTCAGGGTGCTGAGTATGACAGCTGGGGAGATAGTGGAAACATCAATGATGATGCTTACACATTGATTGCAGCTAAGTTAAATCTTACCCTAGTTTAATCTAGGACAAGATTTAATATATAGCTGTATACTGCACTAAAAGAAAAAAACCAAGCTACATTTTTAATATTTACGCATATAATTGCGTATATTATATTGTAGACAAAAAACCAATTTATGAGTACACAACCAACTGGTGCACAGACAAATGTGCAGCAAGTAGATCTTGACATTGATAGTCTTTTTACAGGTGCACCCGATGCATCTAGTATAGTTACAGCAGGAGCAGAAACTCCTGATTTAAGTAAAGAAGTTAAAAAACCTGGGTTTTTTAGCAAAGATAAAGTGGATCTAAGTTTTTTAGATCCTGGTAAAAAAGAAGAAGAGGAAGAAGAGTCTAAAGATGGTGAAAAGAAAGAAACACCTGTTTCACGTGAAACACTAGACGAACTTCTTAAAGAAGAGGAAGAGCAAGAAAAAGCAAGTGGTGGTAGACCAAGAGTAGATAAGTCTGGATTGGTTGATACCATGAGTAAGTTGATAGATGAGGGTTTGATTGTACCCTTTGACGATGACAAACCGATGGAAGATTATTCGGTTAAAGATTGGAAAGAACTTTTAGAAGCAAATTTCCAAGAAAGAGAAAAGAAAGTTCGTCAAGAAACACCAAAAGAGTTCTTTGAGAGTCTCCCTGAAGAGTTGCAATATGCTGCAAAATATGTAGCGGATGGTGGTCAGGATTTAAAAGGATTATTTCAGGTGCTTGCACAAGTAGAAGAGTATCGTGAAATGAATCCAGAAGTTCCTAATGATCAAGAAGTTATTGTTCGTAGCTACTTACGTGCAACAGGATTTGGAAATGATGAAGAGATTTCAGAAGAAATTTCTACATGGAAAGATCTTGGTAAGTTAGAACAACAAGCTCGTAAGTTTAAACCGAAGTTGGATGCAATGCAAGAACAGGTTGTACAAGAACAACTTGCTCGTCAAGAAGAATTGAAAGTGCAGCAACAACAAGCAGCTGAAGCATATATCGATAATGTATATGATACATTAAAAACAGCTGAAATTAATGGTTTAAAGTTAGATAGAAAAACTCAAGCGACTCTTTACACAGGATTGGTTCAACCACAATATCCTTCTATTAGCGGACGTCCTACAAATCTTTTAGGACATCTTTTAGAGAAGTATCAGTTTGTAGAACCCAACTATCCTCTGATTGCTGAAGCATTATGGCTTCTTTCTGATCCAGATGCATACCGTCAGAGTTTGGTAAAACAAGGTAAGAATCAAGCAGTTGAAAGCACGGTGAGACAATTAAAGACAGAACAAAGTAGAAAAATTGCTAGTACTAATGTGGATGCTGATGATATTAAACCACAAGAATCTAGTAGAAGAATTCCAAGAAACACAAATATATTTAAACGTTAATATTTTTAATCAAAATTTCAAAAGTTAACTATGGCAACTCCAGTTTTAAACAATGGTATATTTCTGCGTGATACCAGTTATGCGGGCGCAAGCTCACACGTAGATTCTTACCACCTGGTAAACATGATGAAAACTGCTGAACCAATGGATTTGGGTCCAGTTGATTTGTGGGCAATGGCACAAAAGGTAGAAATGCCTTTGTATCAGATGTCTTCCTTTGGTGGAAAGAACGTAATTGAAGTGAATAATGCTCGTGGTGAGTACAAGTGGCAAGTACCTGTATCTCAAGATCTTCCCTACATTGTAGAGAATATTGAGGACAGTAATGCTAATTTGGGTCAAGACGGTACTACCTTCAAGATTAAATTAAACAAGCGTATTTTCGGACATGGTGATATTATCACCTACGATAAATACAATGGTGTAGAATTGTATATTGTCCCTACGGATGATATTCTTCCTGTTGCTGATGGTGTAATTTACACTGTGCAACTGGTAAACAATGACAACACTCTGTATTTCAGTCCTCAAATGCAAAGTTTGTATCTCACTCCTGGTACTAAATTTTTCCGTAAAGGTTCTGCTCGCGGTGAATATGGTGAGCGTTTCTCTGATATCGGAGCATATGGTGCAGGTTTCCGTGAGTTCTACAACTTCGTAGGTGGTGCTGAAGCTCACGTACACTACTCTGTATCTTCTCGTGCTGATTTGATGTTGAAGGGTGGTCTTAAAAATGACGGTTCTGTACCTGTAGTAGAGATCTGGCGTAACTTTGATAAGACTAACGATCCTTCAATCACTAGTTTGGAAGGTCTTGCTTCTAAAATGGGTAAAGACTACGTTAAGCGTGCTATGAACTCTGGTACTCTTACTCGTACATTCTTAACCACTCTTGAAGCTGCTCACCTTACTAAGATTGCTACCGACATCGAAACTTACTTGATGTGGGGACAGGGTGGTCGTATTAAACAAGATGGTCCAGATGATGTACGTCTGTCTGTAGGTCTTTGGAAGCAGTTGGATAACTCTTACAAGCGCATCTACAACAAATCTAGTTTCAACTTGGATCTATTCAAATCTGAAATTTTCAACTTCTTCAACGGTCGTGTTGAATTCAAAGGACCTGATCCTCAGCGTTCTTTAGTTGTACAGACTGGTATGGGAGGTATGAGAATGGTTAACGAAGCTATCAAGCGTGAAGCTGTTAACTCTGGTTTGGTTATCAATGCTAAAGAAGTTGGTGCAATTACTGGTCAAGGAATGGATCTGAATTTCGGATTCGCTTACACTAGCTACGTGATTCCGTTCTTAGCTAACGTTAAGTTTGTACTGAACCCTGCGTTCGATAACGTACATACTAACGATATTGAGAATCCAATCATTGATGGTTTCCCTCTTTCTTCTTACAACTTTATCATTTTCGATATCACTGACAACACTAACGATAACATCTTCTTGCTGAAATTAGCTTGGGATAATCAACTGAAGTGGTGGTATCAGAATGGTACTATGGACTATATGGGTCGTACCAATGGATTCCAGTCTTCTGGACAGTTCAACGGTTACCGTGTATTCATGAGTCAGACAATGCCTGCTATCTGGGTTAAAGA